CTGGAAGGGGCTATCGTCGTTCGGAGGTTTCGATGAAGAAGAGGGAACGGGTCACGACCGACAGAGCTGTCTTACCTACACGACTGTATCGTTCAATCGATCAGTCCTGGCAGGTAAGAGAGTGGAGCTCCTTCTCGTACTATAGTCGTATTACCGACTATAGCAACAAGAAGGCGATCCGGAAGGCGAAGTCTGCAGTCAATGGCAGGCTACCGCAATCCGACGTCGATCATGTGTCGATCGATATGAGGGAACTCATTCGACCGCACAACCTTCTTTGGCCTTCTGATGCACTGTATACCGGGCAGTTCAGACAATTGTCTGGCGTGTTCCGGCCCCATTTGCCTCAGGAGACCCCTTTTCTTGAGTACCTTTCACCTGCTGTCGAGTCACATTTCGGCTCATTTGCTCAGGATGCTTATGATGCATTCACAGAGCAGATGCCACAAGAGATCTCCCTCCCTAACTTCTTATATGAAGCTAAAGAGGTGGGTGACCTTGTGAAGGACTTACCAGTCCTTTTGTATCGCCTAAATGCTGACTTGACGACGAAGACGGCTTCGGAGATATGGCTTCAGTACAACTTCGGCTTAGCGCCGTTGTTTGATGATCTGAACACCATATTTAGTCTGGCAAAGACCATTCAGTCTCGCCTCGACTACCTCAAATCGATCAGGCGCAAGCTTGTTCGTTTGGGTCACTCCGAAGACCTCCTGCCTAGTAATTACTTTACTAAGTGGGAGGGGTCCGCGTTTCAGTCCAATTCGTATTCGTCTGGGACGGATATCAATCGGACTGATTTCTATTGTGTCAAGCAAGAAGTCAAGTACACCGCAGGCGCATGGTTATTCCATGACCTGAGTGGGCTTGACGACTGGGACACATTTCTTCGTGCGTTTCTTGCCGCTACTGGCTTTGGTCAGCCGCTGACTGCTATCTGGAATGCTATTCCTTTTAGCTTTCTTATCGACTGGGTCTACGACTTCTCCTCGTTCCTAAAGGTTCGAGGTGCTCGTCCTTTCACAGGACAGTGGGAGGTGAGTGGCTTTAACCACTCCATCCTAGAGAAGGCGACCTTTGAGGTTGAGCAGACGTTTAGTCTACGATCACCTCTCTACCTTGGCAAGTGCTACCTGAAACGTTATCGCAGGCGTCGGCACCTTCCTGAACCACTTAACTACTTCCAGTGGCCTTTGAGCGCCAAAAAGCTCAGCCTTCTAGCGGCTCTCTTGCGCCAAGTCGATTGACCGACTGTCTTTAGCAAGTGGGCTTCTTCACCATATAGCGAGGTCCTGTGCCAATCTCTGACACTCTCACCCTGGACGGACAGTCCGGTGCTGACGATGTGTACCTTCTGCGGTCTCGTACCGCAAATGGTGCCATTCGTATTCGCAGCGGGTCCACACTCTATGCTCCTACGCTTATGCGTATTGAGCATTCTACTGTCGGCTCGAATCCTGTTGTGGACAAGACTTATGTCCAGTTCCAGGAGACGGTCGAGGATAGTAGCGGCAAAACGTACCAGCAGGCGGCAGCTCTTACGCTGACTCGCCCGCGGGCACCGGGTGCCGTGGGTGCGGAAACGTATGCCAATCTCGTTGCCAATCTCATCGATTTTCTGATGGATGGCACGTTGACTGGTTACGCTACTCATGCTAATCTCGATAATCTTCTCATCGGGAATAGCTAGTGTTTTCGTCCTGGGATTGGTGCTGAGTGCGCACAGGCTAGGATTCATGTACCTTAGAAAGGCCATGATGAAAAGCTTAGACGAGGAGTTCCTCCTCGGCCTTGCTCTTGCCTTACTCGCCGATGCACCTCCGACCGACCGGGGCGCTACCATGCGGCAACGTGACGCGGAGACAATCCGTAGTCGCGTCGCAGCAGAAGGTGTCCAGTTCCTAACGAAGACTCTTCCCAGGTTAGGGAAGGCTTTCGATAGGGCTCTCGAAACAGGGGTCCTCGAGTTACCCGAACGAACTCGTCGTTCGACGTTTTCTCGGAATATGCCCGCATTTCTGCAGGATATATTCAACCTCTGTTTCGATGTGGACGGCCGGTTGCTTCAGGATCCACCTATCGAAGCCGTTAGGTGGATACGCCAATTTCTTTTCGCGGCTTACAAGTATGAGATACCGTATACTCCTTCACAAGAGCGTGCGGTAATCGAATCCTTTCTCAGTAATGAGGAAGTGCTCTCCTCTCAAACTTGTCGTGACGATGCTTTAGAGGCAGCCGCCTCCTACATCGCTCGTAATGTCTTAGAGGGCATAGCCCTCAACGACCTTAAGCCGCGTCATGGCCCTGGAGCCGTCAGTACTCGTGAAGTTGGGGACGAGAAGTGGACCTTTACAAGGGTTTACTCCTCACTTCAGAGTATCTTCCCCTTTACCAAATATTTTATGGTATGGGGGTCGACTGTCACGGACTTGGAGGGAGAGTGGCTCTCGCGTCTCTCGTTTCATAGCGAGGGTTACGCGCGAGTCGTTCTTGTTCCAAAGGATTCTCGAGGTCCCCGACTTATCTCTTGCGAACCGTTGGAATACCAATGGATTCAACAAGGAATAGGAAGGAAGCTTATGTCCTACCTGGAAACCCATAAGTTTACAGGTGGTCACATAAACTTTTCAGACCAGTCGATCAATAGGTCGCTTGCGCTTTCGTCATCTGTTACGAAGGCGTTCTCGACCCTTGACTTGAAAGACGCGTCTGACCTCGTGTCCCTACGCCTCGTTCGCTCGATTTTCCGGCACAATCCGGAGTTTCTCGAGATGATCGAGGCGTGTCGGACTCCTGCTACAACCCTACCTGATGGTAGTCTGTGCCGCATGGAGAAGTTCGCTCCTATGGGAAGTGCTTTATGCTTTCCTATAGAGTCGTTTGTCTTCTTCTGCGTGGCTGTAGCAGCCATTGCCCGCACAGGGCGGACAGTTGATGATGCGCGTAACTGCACCTTTGTCTACGGTGACGATATTATTGTCGCCACCCAGCATACCGATGCAGTTATTCGGGCTCTTGAATCAGTTGGACTTCGTGTCAACCGAGACAAGAGCTTTGTCTCTGGTGAGTTCCGCGAAAGTTGCGGCCTCGACGCCTTTAAGGGCGTTGAGGTTCAACCGCTGCGGGCTCGCAAGAGGTGGACGGGTAGGCGCTCGGATGGTCAGGCATATGCTGCATATGTATCGTTAGCGAATTCGTTCGACAAACGATACTATAATGCGGCT